GTCTTTAGGCTCAGATCGAGCCATTGGCCTACTGATGGCAACGCAGAAGCTCAACCTCACCCGCGACCAGCTCGCCACGTTCCTGAAAAACCAGGAGCAGATCAAGCAGTTCGAGCGCCTGTTTCAGATTGCTGATGAGGTATCGCCATCGAGCGACACCCAAGGCATCAGCATCGAGGCAAGCAATGCAGGTGCGGCAGCAAATGATGCTTTGGCTCAGATCGTGAGCCTGGCCAAGGATGTCGCAATCAACGCAGGCAATGCAGACCAGAAGGCTGTGCAGGCTTTGGACAGCATTGAACGAATGGCCAACGCTCTTGAAATGCTGGCGCTTGCCCCGGTGCGCAACAATGTCGAGCTGGCGCATGATGTGAACGGCATCTTGCCTTTGGCCAACCTTCCCGCATCCGTGCGATCTAATCAGGTGCTCACATGGCTTTCGATGTAATCACACCAACTAAACTTGGCCAAGCGGCCATCACGACTGGCGTCACTACGCTGTACACCGTTCCGGCTAGTACCCGTGCCTTGCTCAAGGAATTCAGCATCGCCAACACCACAGGAGCGGCCATCAATGTGCGCGTGTTTCTGGTGCCTTCGGCTGGCGCTGCTGGCACTGGTAACGCGTTCCTGTATGACGTATCCGTCCCGGCAAACAACACCCTGCAGTACAACGGCATCGAGGTGCTGAACGCAGGAGACACTATTCAAATTCAGGCTGCATCAGCAGGCCTGACCATCATCGCCAGCGGCGCAGAAGCCACCTAAGGAGAATGACATGGCAGTCACAGCAAAACCCCTCATTGGCTCCAAGCAGATGGAAGCCGCGCAGACTACGCAATACACCGCGACAAACTGCACGGCCATCATCGACAAATTCACGGCCACCAACACCAGCTCCAGCAATGCGCTGATCAGCGTCAACCTGGTGAGTGTCGGCGGCACCGCAGGAGCGACCAACTTGATCGTGGACAACCGCGCAATCGCACCGGACGAGACCTACACCTTCCCCGAGCTGGTTGGCCAAGTGCTGGCCGCCGGTGGGTTCATCTCGACCACCGGCACGGCCACTGCCCTGACCATCCGCGCCTCTGGCCGCGAAATCACTTAAGGAGACCACAATGGAAATGCCAAAGATCATGATGGCCGGATTCACTGGCCTGCCAGATTCCGAGCCGTTCATCACGGCTGCCGAGAACAAAAAGAACACCCAGGTGGTGATCGAAGACTGGATGCTTGGCCCCGAAAACCCAAGCAACGAGCCGACGGCCAACAAGGTCTACTGGGTTGCACTTGGCAAAGCCATGCAGGTGGACGAGAAAGAGGCCCGGCGTCGTCGCTGCTCCAACTGCGAGTATTACGACAACAGCACCTACAAGCAGGCCTTGATGGAGCGTATCCCGCGCAACGATTGGGACACCGACGCTGGTTTCCGTGGCTTCTGCCGCAAGTTCGATTTCATCTGCCACGACCTGCGTTCCTGCCAAGCCTGGGAAGAGCGCGACTTTGAGATGGATTGACAGGTGATGCAAATGTGGGAAAATACAGGTGCTGAGCCTATCGAGCCGCCAGCAGCTCATCGCCACTTGGAGGGTAGAGCATGACTGGTACGGATAGCCTCAAACAGAACCTGCAACAGGTTCTGGCGCTGCCTGCACCGGCCATTGAGTGGCTGCTGATGCTGTGGAGCGCAATCCAGGTCTTTGACGACGTGGCAGACGGCGATCCAGTCGAGCGAAGCGATCTGAATGCCGCCATCTGGAACACCCTGGTGGCGATGAATCAAAACACCTTCTTCCTGCAGAATTCCCCTGTCCTGGTGCCATGCGTGGCATCCATGGTCTTGAAGTGGCAAGCATCCGACCGCGCTGAGCGTGCCGGACTTGCCGATGCACGCTCCTACATGTGGCGTGCTGGGTACTATGACGTGGTCTTGATGGCCATGCAGCTTTGCCATGGCGCGAAGTTTGCCAACGAGAACGCCCACTTGGTCATGGAGCTGTATGGCGAGACGTTTGAAGAATACATGAAGGAGTTTGGCCATGCCTGATCCAATTACCGGCTTAATCGTCGGCGGCACACAGCTCGTCGGCGGCCTGATGCAAGCCGACGCAGCAGGTGAAGCTGCTGGCGTCCAAGCAGCAGCCAGCGAGGCTGGCATCGCAGAACAGCGTCGCCAGTTCGACATGGTGCGCGAGCTGCTGAAACCCTACGTCGAGGCTGGTGCTCCAGCACTTGCAGCGCAGCAGGCCATGCTTGGCCTTGGAACCCCAGAAGCCGAGGCTGCCCAGATTGCGGCCGCTGAGCGCTCCCCGACATTCCAAGCCATGCTTCGCACTGGCGAGGAAGCCTTGCTGCAGCGTGCATCGGCCACTGGTGGCCTGCGTGGCGGAAACGTCCAGGCGGCCCTGGCTCAGTTCCGTCCGCAGTTGCTGGCGCAGGAGCTCGAGCAGCGATACAGCCGCCTTGGTGGACTGACTTCACTTGGCCAGCAGTCTGCTGCCGGTGTCGGTACGGCTGGAATGGAAACCGGCTCGGCCATTGCACGACTGCAGGCAGAACGCGGCGCAGCCCTGGCTGGTGGTGAACTTGGAGAGGCCAAGGCTTTCAGCGGAATTTTGAATCTGCCAGCTCAAGTCCTTGGCATGCAATATGGCGCTGGTGGAAAAATGGGCCAGCCAGGATTGAGCAACATATTCAGTGACCGCAGGCTCAAGAAAAACATTAAGCAAATCGGCACAAGACCCGACGGATTGAACGTTTACGAGTTTGATTACATTTGGGGAGGTGACCGTCAAGTCGGTTTGATGGCCCAAGAAGTGCAGGGTGTTTACCCTGGTGCTGTTTCCGAGTCCGGTGGCTACCTGATGGTCGACTACAGCAAAGTCTGAGGACAAAAACATGCCAGCACCATATGACTATTCGATCAATGTCCAAAGCCCATTTGAAGCTGCCATTGGTGGCCTTAAGTTAGGCGCGACCATCGCAGACATTCGCACGCAGCAGGAAGCTGCCGCGAAGGCTGCCGAACGCCAGAACATGCTCACTCAAGGCATGCAGGCGCTGATCAACAACCCGAACCCGACCGCACGCGACTTCACCAACATCGCCATGCTGCTGCCTGAAAAAGAGGCAGCCAGCATGCGTGCCAACTGGGACACGCTGAACAAAGACCAGCAGGACAACGAGCTGCGTTTCAGCGGTCAGGTTATGTCGGCATTCAGCTCCGGGAATCCTGACATTGGCTTACAGCTTCTTCGTCAAAAGGCAGATGCCGAGCGCAACTCTGGCCGTGAAGAACGCGCCAAGGCATATGAAACATATGCCCAGCTTGCTGAGAGAAACCCAAAGTTTGCCGAGATCAACATCGGCACAATGCTTGGCGGCTTGCCTGGAGGCGATAAGGTGCTTGAATCCTCGATCAAGGCTCGCAAGGCACCGGCCGAGATTCGCACTGGCGAGGCTGGCGCGACCGAGAAAGAGCTGATCACGGCCAACACGCCGACCCGCTTGGCCTTGGAAAACGCCAACACCGGCGCACAGATTCGCAACATCGACAGCCAGATCGCAGACCGTTCTGGCCGCCTGGCGCTCGACCGCGACAGGCTGCAGACCGATGTGGAGATGAAGCTGTTTGAACTTGGCCAGGCTGGAACAAAGCTTGACCCAGACGCACGCAAGATCGTGAACGATGCCACCATCGCTTCGGTAGGCTCCGAGCAGTCTGCTGGTCGCATGCTTGACTTGGCTGGCCGCATCGAATCCGCGCAGGGCGGCAAGGGTGCACTGACCAAGGCCAGCGAGTGGTTTGCAGGTGCCACTGGCCGCCAGGATGAGTGGACGCAGATGCGCCAGGAATACACCCGCCTGCGCAACACACAGGCCATCAAGTCCCTGCCACCTGGCCCTGCCACCGACAAAGACATTCAGATGGCACTCAAGGGTTTTCCCGAAGAAACCGCCAACGCGCAGACCATTGGGTCGTTCTTGCGTGGCATGGCCAAACTGCAGCAGTTTGAGGCGGCGGCAAAATCTGCCGAGGCAGAATGGGTCAACTCGACCGGCTCCCTTGGCCGCGCCAAGACCGACATCAACATCGGCGGCATTCAGGTTCCTGCTGGCACGACATTCGTGGACTTTATGCGCCAGTATGGCGAACAACGCGCCCAGGGTCTGGCTGCACAGCAGGCGAACGTGGTCACCGGCCAGCGTGGCTACATGCGCTGGGCCAACCCGCAAACTGGCCAAGTTCCTGCACCAGGCACCATGGGCAGCGGCACCTTCCAAGTCCCTGGCCAATAAGGACAACAGATGGCGACACAAGCCCCAAACAGCTACAAAGACCCGTTCTGGTCTGATCTGGCGTCCAGCACCGAGCAAAAGCTCGGCCTGCCGTCTGGTCTGCTCAAGTCGGTGCTGCTTTATGGCGAGCGCAGCAATGCCGACCAGGTGTCCGAGGCCAACGCCAAGACGCCATTCCAGATCATCCCAGCCACTCGCAAGGCTGTGCTGGACAAGTACGGAGTGGACGCCTACCTGAGCCCACAGAACGCGGCCGAGGCTGCTGGACTATTGCTCAAGGAATCCCTGCAGCGCAACAAAGGCGACATCAAGCTGGCCGCTGCCGAGTACCACGGTGGAACCGACCCGAAAAACTGGGGGCCTCGCACGAAGTCCTACATCGAGCGCGTGACTGCTGGCGTTGGCCAAGAGCAAAAAGCCACACTCCCCGGAGGTGGTGAAAGCACGTTTCAGCGCGTCATGTCTGCCCGAGGTGGCGCTGATGCTGCTATGGCTCCTGGCTCGATTCAAAACATTTTCAACGCCTACAGCTCCGGCCAGATGACTGCTGAAGAGGCGGCAGAGTTCGAGGCCGACGTCAAGTCCGGCGCGGTTATGCTGCCCCGTGGCGCTGCCCTGCGTGGCCAACAGCCTGCGCCAGCCCAAGGCACCAAGCCAAGCACGCAAGTCGCTGAGCTGCCGCCTGCCGTGGTCGATGCCTACAACACTGGCCGCATGACCCGCCAGGAAATGATGGACTTGGAGGCCGACGTCAAGGCTGGCATGGTGCGTGCACCGGCTGGCATGCAGCTCAAAGGCACCGAGGCCTTGGGCGTGCTTGGCGGCATCCGCGAGGCCGTCACTGGCACTGAGCGCCAGACCCCGACAACTCAGGCCCTGCCCGACTGGGCCTCGATGCCCGAGCTCAATACCTTCAGCATGGCCAGCTTCAAGTCGGCCTTGGGCACGATGATGACCAACCCGCAGGAAACTGTGCAGGTCATCCAGTCCAACTTCCCTGGCGTGCAAGTCAGCCAGGACGAGAAGGGCAACTTCGTGCTGCAGTCGTCGATCAATGGCCAGCTTTACGCCATCAAGCCCGGCTTCCAGGTGAGCGACATTCCCCGCGCTGCTGGCGCTTTGGCCGCCTTCACACCTGCTGGCCGTGCCACCACGCTGCCTGGCATGGCCGCTGCTGCTGGCGGAACCCAGGCCGCCATCGAGGCCACACAGGCTGCTACTGGCGGCCGATTCGACGCTGGCGAGGTGGCCACGACTGCTGCGCTGGCTCCCGTCCTTCCGGCCGCTGTGCGCGGCGTGCAGGCCGTCCGTGCTGCTCGTGCGCCAGTTGCACCTGCTGCTGGCCCTGCGGCCCCTGCTGGCGCTCCCATGGGCACGGCAATGGCTCCTGCTGCACCTGCCGCACCTGTCCGCGCTGCCGCTGCCGCGCCTGAAGTCCAGCCTTCTGCCATGCAAGTCACGCCACCGGTTGCACCTGCTGCTGCCATGACACCGCAGGAGCTGGCCACGACCGCACGCACGGCCGCTGAGGGTGGCATGGGCGCAACCCGCGCCACATCCGTGCTGGCTGGCCAGGCCGCGCCAGACCCGAAGGTTCTGGAGGCTGCTCGACGCCTTGGCATCGACGAATACCTGCAGCCCGACCACCTGACCTCAAACCAGGCATACCGAGAGCTGGCCCAGGCCGTGAAGTCCATCCCTGGCAGCCAGACCCGCGCAGCCGAGATTCAGGGCCTCGAGCAAGTTGGCCAGCGTGCCGACCGCCTGATCAACGAGATCGGCGGCACCACCGACCTGAGCAAGCTCAACCAGGCCGTGCGTACGCAGCTCGACCAAACCGTGACCAACCTGTCCAACCAGGCCGACGACGCCTACAAGGCGCTGCGAACGCAGATTCCTTCGCAGACCCGTGGAGAGGCCACCAACGTGCTGGAATTCGTGCAGCGTCGTGCCGATGACCTGGACGGCGCTGAAAACCTGTCGGCCTTGGAAAAGATGGTGCGCAGCAAGCTGACGCCCAAGCCCATCAAGGACGAGGCTGGAAATGTGATCGGCACCCGTGCCCCGACCTATGCCCTGATTGACGACGTCCGGCGCGACGTTGGCGCTGCCGCACGTCAGGCTGGCCCGTTCGCTGATGCTGACACCGGCCTTGCAAAGCAGCTCTACCGCCTGATCGACGACGACCAGTTTGCGCTGGCCCAAGGCGCTGGCCAAGGTGAAAGCTATCGCTTGGCCAAGAGCCTGGTGCAGATGCGCAAGGGCTTTGAGGACGACATGGTGTCCCTGTTCGGCCGCCAGCTCGACCAGAGCCTGGTGGGCAAGCTGGAATCTGCCACCATGTCTCTAACCAAGGGCGATGCCGACAAGCTGGCCAAGATTCTGACCGCCATCCCGAAGGACATGCGCCAGATGGTCACGGCCTCGGCTCTGAACACCGCCTTCGGCAAGGCCACCCAGAATGGCGCTCTGAACTTCAACACCTATGCCAAGTGGTACGAAGGCCTGCTGGCCAACAAGCAGGCCTATGCCGCGCTGATGGCCAACCTGCCGCAGCCTGCACGTAAGCAGCTGTCCGACCTGTACCGTGTGGCCAGCAACGTCAGCAAGGCCACCCGTGAGCGCATCACCACCGGCCGCATCCAGGCCGTCCAGCAGGAGCTGCAGGGCGCTGACAACCTGCTGACCAACATCTACGGCGTGGCCAAGCGTGCTGCAGTCGGCCTGCCCATTGAGGCAGCCACCACTGCCGTCGGCCTGCCTGGTGCTGGCATTGCATCTGGCTTGGCCGCTGCGCTGACAAAAACAAAGCCTGGCGCACTGAAAGCAGCCGATGAGCTGATCTCGTCGCCTGAGTTCCAGCGCTTGGCTGTCGAGACAGTTTCCACAGGAAACCAACCGTCCAAGGCTACCGTAAAGGCTGTCTTGATGTCACAATCTTTCCAGAAGTTTGCCGACGCGGTGAAGCTCCCACGCGAAATGAGTGCGCGTGAGAAGTTCATCGTTCAATCGCTGCAGGCCCAGGAGCAATTCGACCAGGAGAACCAGTAATGTCCGCACTCTCGATTCAACCAACCTATCCGATCTTTACGGACATTGATGGCCAGCCTCTTGAGGCAGGTTATGTCTGGATTGGCCAGGCAAACCTTGACCCTCAGGTCAATCCGATCAACGTGTATTGGGATGCAGCTCTGAGCATTCCTGCGACACAGCCTATCCGCACGATTGGTGGCTATCCATCGCGCAATGGAGCGCCGGCACGTCTGTACGTCAACAGCGACTACAGCATCCGAGTGCAGAACCGCAATGGAAGCACGGTTTACAGCGCACAGGCAGCGACTGAGCGCTACAACAATGTCGTCGTTGACATTACTCTCAATGCAAGTCAGGTGTTCTATGACCCTGCTGGAGTTGATGCTGTACAGACAACTGTTCAGGCGAAGTTGCGCGAGACAGTGAGCGTCAAAGACTTTGGAGCTGTTGGCGATGGCGTGACAAATGACACGGCTGCAATCCAGGCGGCTGTTGACTTTCTGACCTATGGTGGCGGAACTATCTATTTGCCACCCGGCACATATTTGGTTGACACCATTGTTTTTCCATATGACAGAGGCCCTACCAACACCAACCCATATACGACAATCAATCTGATTGGTTCCGGGATGACTTCATCTATTTTGCTGATGAATAATCCTGGCAATCCAGTGATCGCCATGAGCCGTGCTGTTGCTAACTTCAGAATGACTGGTTCAACATTTAGCGATTTTGCTGTTAAGGCGCACCCATCTGGTTCTGTTGGAAACTCAAATCACATCGCGATTGATGCGGTTGGATTTGATGCTGTGATCTTCCGACGCATCAAATTCATGTCAAACGGCAGCGGTTCTGTTTGCATGATGTTCCGTACATCTGCCCAACCTCAGCTTACCTACTCACAAGTGTTTGAAGGAATTGTTTCTTTCGATAACGTTGGCCCTGCATATATCGTCAAAACACAAGGCAACGGAATCGACGCCCTTTCGAACACAAACATTTTGCAAATTCGCGACTGCTGGATTTACAACAGTTCCGACATGCTTACAGCCTTTGAGTTGTCTTCTTGTTCGCTGTATCAAGTTATCAATTGTGAGATTGAAAGCGCTGGCAACTACGGCATCACTTGCGGTTCTCGTGGAACGATTATTGGAAACTGGTTTGAGGCGGTGTCGATTGCGCCTATTGAGTTTGTTTCGGGTGTTGCTGGATCGTCTTCGCAGAACACGATCATGGGCAACTACTTCAGCGGATTCAGTGGCGCGATTGTCCAACCTTCGACCAACAACACAGGCAACATTTTCATCAACAACGCTGGTGGGAATTGGACGCTGACTGGCCCGGCCAAAAAGTACGTCATCGGCGCAGGCGCAAGCCCGGCAGCTCCAGTAGTGACAAAGACATTCGGTGG